TTGGTTTTCCAAGTACGCTCGTCATTTTTATCAAAGTCTTCACCATTGTAGTGACGATTTTGTCTTTCATAACCCATAAGACCATAATGACTTCCGGTATCACCATCGCTAACTTTGTCTTCTACTTGGAAGTTCCACTTACGTTCAGAGGTAACTGGTTTGATGAAGAACAACTTACCGATAGGAAGGTTCATAGCCTGTACAGATACGATGTCATTAGCAAGAAGTTTGCTGAATACACGTCTGATAAGTGGGAATACCACTGTTTCAAATGAACCACTGTTATCAGAAGCAGTTGCTTCGTAGATAAGGTGTTTTGCCTGGTTCTCATATAATGTGGCAACAGTTTCTTTTAAGTGTCCGTCAAGACCTTCACACAAGCCAAGTCTGTCCCAACGCTCGTTAATGTCATTTCTAATTTTCTTTTGTGCTTCGATTTCAATGTTACCGAAAACACTGCTATTTAAAATCTCACGCATATTAATAAATGGAGTAATTTCTTACCCCATTTATTAAGTATTGTAATTGATTGAAAATCAATAAATTAACGAAGTTCATTAGGATTCCAATATACCAAACCATCAACTTGGATAGCACCGTAGTACTTGTTATTGACAAGTTTCTTCGCATATCGTGTGCAAATACCCTTAACAGGAGCAAAGTTAAATGGATTGTACATTGTTGGAGTAAGAGCCATTGGTACATAAGGTGCATAGATGTAACCTGTATCAAGGAGTGATGTACCGTGGTGTCCCATAATAAGTGACCAGTGTGGTGAATATGGGTCAACGATAACTTGATAACGTCCTTGGAGTGAACCAATCTTCTCAATACCCATGTTATATTGGTCAGCCTCTGCGTTTGCATCAGTTACATGGAAATATTCAAGGTCGTTAAGAACAGCCGAAATTTCAGCAGAAACAACAATCCAGTTAGCACCACCACGAAGAGTAGATTTCTGAATTTGTGCGGAAATTTGGTTAATCTTAGTCATAAGAGTTTGGTTCCAGTCTTTCTGTGTGTAAACAGTAGATGGAGTATTCAATCTCTGCCAACCATTGTAGTCCCAACGAGCCTTCCAAGGAGCAGCCTTACGTAAGTCACGGAGAATTTCACGGTCAATCTCAGCAGCAATTTGTTCAGAGAGAATTGCGGTTAATTCTGCTTCTGCATCAATGTTGTGGAATGCTGAAACGTCTTGTGCAAGTTCTGGAGACCATGTAGCACGAAGTTTTCTTTCCTCAACGCTTACAACAGCAGATGTAAGTTGGAATGAAACCTCACCCATTTCAGTCTCTAATTCAAGAGAGTCATATTGTGCCCAAGCAATTTTGAATGCTGTATCTGGGTTTAACTGACCTGCAACTTCTGGGTCAATACCAATGTAACCATTGATAGTTTTACCTTGTTGCTTGCATGGTTTTGTAAGGTCAAGTTCGATATAAATCTTACCATCACCGTCACAAATGTTCTCACCGTAGTCAACTAATTGTACACCATATTTCTGTGTAACAACACGGAATGGAATACTTTCACCTGCTTTGAATGTTGTATAACCACCATCGTTAGAATCTTCGATGTCATTGTTAGAGATAACTTTCAAAGAAGCAAGGAATGCTTCACTATCCATTTCGTTTCCATCAGGACCGGTCAAACGACCTGCATTGTAAGATGAGAAACCACCAACTTGAAGCATAAGTGCGCTCAAAGAGCCATCCATGCTGTTTACTGGGTAGTCAGACATCTTTTCAACTTCAACGTAACTTCCGTCTGGAGCAATTTGTACAGGAAGTGCTGTTCCTACTTTGATAGTAATCTTACCCTTTGAGTTGTCAAAGAGGAAATCATTGTAGAACAAGTCATAAAGACTCTTCTTCATGTACTGAGTAACCTTTGGTTCGCTATAAGAACCTGTTCTTTCACCTGTATCTGGGTCAGTTTCAACTGTTTGTACTGGTTGTACAACCTCATCAGGAAGATAGTAGCGGTTACGTACCTCACCTGCTTTTACCTCTTGTTTCTTACCGTCTTTACCAATGTAACTTGTGTCATGACGTTGTGTACGCTCATAACCCATAAGTCCATAGTGGCGGCCAGTAACACCATCAGTAAGGTCTTCTGCATCCCATTCACGCTCAGAGGTGACAGGTTTGATGAAGAACAATTTACCGATAGGAAGGTTCATTGCTTGTACAGAAACGATGTCATTAGCAAGAAGTTTGCTGAATACACGTCTGATAAGTGGGAACACTACAGTTTCAAAAGAACCAGAGTTATCAGAAGCGGTTGCCTCATAAATGAGGTGCTTTGCCTGGTTTTCATAAAGAGTGGATACTGTCTCTTTCAAATGACCATCAAGACCTTCGCAAAGTCCGAGCCTATCCCAACGCTCGTTAATGTCATTTCTAATTTTCTTTTGTGCTTCGATTTCAATGTTACCGAAAACACTGCTATTTAAAATCTCACGCATATTGCTATTAAATATAC